CCGTCGTCCATAACAAAGCTAGAACCACCTAGTCTGCTAACAAATACGTTTTGTGCTCGTTCGCCCGCTTTACCTATTGGGCCACGTGGTGCGCCATCTCTTTTATCTGTTGGACCAGGAGTACTAATGCCAAATACCATACTTGGCAAATCTCGTCTAGCACTAGATGTTGTTATGCCGCGAGTACTGTCAAACAACAAACCTTGAGTGTCTAGTACATCTGCTAACGGAGTTCTAGGTTTATATCCTTTTGTATAGTCCGATAAAACTTCACCTGCATTCTTTCCTGCTTTTTTATTATACTCAGCCACTGGTATTCTTGCATAACTTCCGTCTGGTGCAAATTCGTCTGTAACTAACTTTTGTGTGGCAGCATAGCCTGGCAGAGAAAAGTTCATTCCTTCGTCTGGCACACAACCAATCCAGTAACCTCTTTTAAAGTCACCGTCAATAAAAATACAAACAACCATAGTTCCAACATCAGGCGGAACCATCCAAAAGCCGTATGCTTTTTGTGTGTTGTTGTAATCATTAGGATCAAGGCCAACAAACTGTTCTCCGGTTACTCCATAAAAAGGGCTCATGTAATCTACCCTTGCTACTTCACCCGGTGAGTAAGAGTTCCCGGTTGGTCTTAATATCTGAACTTGTAAAGATCCCATGTAAGTAGCATCAAGGTAACTAATTACCCTGGCAAGATACGGGCCTGGACGTTTATCATTCGAGCCTGCTGAAATTACACTTGAATCTGATTGATCACTCATTTAAATTATTCCGTTTCCCCGCCTGGATCAGCAGGTTTAGTAGTTCTAGTAGGATTAAACAACTGACTTGGTTCTGCTTCAAACAATCCTTCTTGTTGTGGTCTTCTAAAACCTTTTAAGTTTTGTGTGAACTGCCCGCCTTTGAAAGAACTCACTACTTCTTGAACACAATACAATCCGCTGTATGCTAAAACTGGCGCAGTTCTCGAGCTTTGACTAAAAGAATATAAGCCCGTCGCCTGATTAATATCAATTGGTGTTCTAAAACTAACCATTATATCAACTTCACCGTTTTGATAATTCATTGTTCCGTCGGCATTTAGGTTTGCATACTGCGACTGCGATGAAGTATAATTACCAACTCCGCTTTGCATGATGTAGTAAGGATCGCCAATGATTGTTAAATCTAAGTTATATAAATCTGTTCCAACACTTAACGCATCTTGAAATAGTCGTGCGGCTCGTGTTACTTGTGTTTCTTGTCCACCGCCACCGCCTCTATCTGATTTAGTTAAAGTATTAATGTACTTTACAGTAGATGGTGCAGAACCAGGTGCTGTACTAGGTGCATTACCTGGTGGCATAGGTTGCACATTCTCGTTTGGAGAGTCCGACGCAGAGTTTGCACCTGCTGTAACTTTATCCTGAGTCAACGCTAACGCATCAGCACCCATAATAGTTGTAAATCCGTTTTTAATATCAATTTCAAACTTAAGAATATCAACGTTTTTACCAGTGTAGATGTAATTGTACTCTTTTACTGCTTGTTTTTTTAAATTTGAAAAACCTGGTGCTTTTGTGTTAGGAGGCATCATTCTACTAGAATGTACATTATAAGGAACCACACGGTAAACAATAATTTTTGGCTTTGTGCCTGTTAATGTCATGTTAGCGTCTGATGAAATATTAAACACTTGAGTGTCAATTCTCCACCACTGTCTGTATCCTTCAGAAGTTAAGTTGCTAGGATCCAATGCTGCCTTTGAATAATCACTCATAAGCAAAACTTGATTGATAGCTGCCGGGATACTACTGTCCTGACCAAAACGCATTTCAGTTTCTTTTGGGTCAATCTTAATAGAGCCAAGATTAAAAGTATTTGTTTTAGCGTCGTAAATGTCTGATTCGTTTGGCGGGCTAGTGTCGCCTCGTCTGTCTGCATCAAAGCCTAAACTTGCCTGACCAATTGCATTACATTGATCAAACTGTTGCACAAGCAAACTAGTTACAGAGCTTCTTGATACACCTAATTGTTTGTAAATATCTTGTTCTTGTGCAGAATCAACAGTTGTAGTTGTAGCGCCAGTAGTGTTTTCTGTTTCACTGCCTGCTGTTGCGCCCGACTGAGAAGAAGTGTCAATAGGAAATAATATTACATACTGGTCTGCAACTGCAATCGCGCCAGTTCTAACTAGTTCCTGTTGACGTTTGTTTAGTGTAGCTTGCAAACTGTTTTCGCCTGTTTGCAAAATTTCTTGAACTGTTCTTCCTCTAACGGCCGCATCACTTTTAAATAGCGTTTTTTCATCTAACAATGCAGATTGTACCCAAGCCATGGCTTCGCATTGATATGTTGCACCTTGTTCAGTAACTTTCATACTCATGTTAGTAAAACTAAAAGGTATACGTCTACTACAACCTTTGATTAAATCTAACTGCCCACCTTCTCGGTTACCCCTAAAGTCAATTGTAAGAATAAAAGGTGCTTCTCTCCAGTTGTTGTGTCCTAAACTTTGTGCTAATTGTTGGCATGCTATGACAAACATGCCCATGCTATAAGGTTCAGTTATTGTAAAAGTAAAATTTTGTACATTGGTGTTGCCAAGAATACCGTCAAAACCAATTTGACTACGCATTTCTAAATTGTCAATAAAGAAATCTGCTTTCCCGTACACAGTATTAACTCTGTTATTAGGATCTATATTTGCGCTTTTAGCAATTAAATTTTTAATATTGCCTTTTTGATAAGTTGTGTCTGGGTGATTAAGTTCATAGTCACTTAAACATCCTAACCCTAACACATAAGTGTAGCTGGCATAATTGAATAAAGGATTTTTTATAGGTAAGGAAACGCCTGATAAAGGTTTTAAAAAATTTGAAACATTTCCTAAAATGCTTTGTATGCCGCCGCCGAGCGAACCCAATGCACTAATTGGGCCAGAGCTTATCATGTTAACTGCGTTAGAAACTGATTGTACAGTTGTAGTTGCAGAGTTTACTAATCCCGATACTGATGAAAAATCCATTTTATAATCCTAAAACTGATTTTAGAGCCGAGCCTTTGGGGATATAAATCTGCTTGCCTGGAATAAAATCAAGAACAGGATCTTGCAAAGTATCTAAATTTCTTTGTATAAACACCCACCAAAGGCCTGCCTCACCATACAAATCGTGTGCTAATAAATCAGGCCTGTATGTGTACTGAGGTTGTATTGTGTACAAGTAATCGTCTGTGCTGGCAGCAACAGGTCTAATAGTTAGCACATCAAGATAATTGTTTTTTACCGAAGTTGCGAACCAAGGGCTTACGTTAGAATAATTTGCTGCCATGATTAAATGTATCCAAAACCGTTATTGAGATATCCGCCAGTAACAAACCTATCTAAACTAAAGTTACGAGCACTATTTCTACTGTAAACTGGCATTAACTTAACTGTAAAAGAACTCTTTGTTGGAATATGTGCAACACCACCACTTGTTGTTCCACCAATACCAAATGTTCCTAACAATCCTGCAACTTGTCCAACACCGCCGGCGATGTTTCCTACAGTATTTGTAATGTCTGATATCCCCGGTATAACTCCGCCTAACGTTCCTGCAAGCCCACCGATACTGTCTGTAACACCTTGAACTGCTCCTGCGGCACTACCGACAACATTAACGCCAATGTAATCGCAATCTTTTGGAAGTGCTGTGCTAAAACTTGTCACTACAACTGGAACATTTTTAAAAACATAGTTTCCGTAAGCATTAAAGAAAACAACCGGAGGAGGGTTACCTGCCTTTGGATCATTTCCTGTGAACATTTTGGTTAGGCTACGTAAATAGTGTACCGCGGCAATCCAATATAATCCTTGTGTAGGATCTTCTACGTTCATCGGTGCAGTAATTGTAATTTCACCAGGGTTGCTATTTTTATATGCCTGAAACGTATAGTTTGTATGAACTGTTGGAATCGGAGTATAGCTAGCCGAAGACGACATTTGAATTTCTGGAGTGTACGGAAAAATTAAGCCGCCTGCATCTTTCAACGGAGCTAAAACTGGGCTTTGTCTAAAACTAGACCAGTTAGCCAAACTTAGTCTGGCACGCCAATCATTAGCATTTGCATCGCCTCCGAAAGTTGCTACGGCACTAACAATATCTCCAATTGCTTCGCCGGCAGCTGGCAAATCTATTGAGCGCAATGCACCTAAAATATCGCCATCACTGTATCCTTTAGAAATAGCATCGCTCAATCTGCCGGCTGTACCTATTGCACTACTAACCGAACTAACGGCGGTGGATGCACTATTCAGTATGTCAGTTATAGCCATAATTTTTATCCTTTTGGTATATTATTTATTTGACTTTATTAACTGCATATATTATAATTTTACATCGGAGGACTGAGAAAGGATGACTACTAAAGTTAACTACCTAAACAACAAGGATATGTTGTTAGAAATACATAAAAGCAAAAGTTCATATTGCAGTTTTACACAACCAGAATATCATCAATATGACATTATTCTGCCCAGTTTGGAAAAGGTCAATATACGCACAATAGCAGAAGCCAAACGAAATAGGGCAAAACGACTAGGCGAGCAAGAATACGCAAAACGCAAAGCAGCCGGTGAAAAAGTCAAACAAGCAGATTGCGAAGTAGATTACAAAAAAATTCCAAAAACTGACTTAGTTTTTAGAATTATGACTTTTGATCACATTCCGTTGAATAATACACGGAAGAAAAATCCAAAGACAACCGCCGATCACAGAGATAAAGTCAACTTTCCTCCGTTCCAGCATTGGAAGTTTAATGAAGCAGACGAAATAGTATGTGTTGGCAAAAGTCATTGGAAGGGTGATTTAGAAAAAGGCCACTTTGATAAAGATGCTGGCCAAATTACTAACAATTTAGCACGTATGATGTTAAAGTTATGTGAGCGTTACGCTACTCGCGGAAACGTTCGCGGCTATACCTATAATGACGAAATGAAGGGGCAAGCCGTTTTACAACTAACACAGATTGGATTACAGTTTGACGAGTCTAAAAGCGATAACCCGTTTGCTTATTTTACTGCCGCGGTTACTAATAGTTTTGTTCGCGTTATTAATATTGAAAAGCGCAACCAAAATATTCGCGACGACATCCTCGAGATGAACGGCATGAACCCAAGTTACAGCAGAACGGGCGCAGGAGAACATGCGGCGGCTGTAAAACGATACTCGGAAGGATACGATGAGTAATTTATTCAAAAAAGCCGCCTGTTTTACAGACATACACTTCGGCTTAAAATCAAACAGTCATATACACAACCAAGATTGCGAAGACTTTGTTGATTGGTATATTGCAAAAGCAAGGGAGGAAGGTTGTGATACAGGAATTTTTCTCGGAGATTGGCACCATAACCGTAATAGTCTCAACATCACTACTATGGACTATAGCCTTAGGGCCTTGGAAAAGCTCGGTGCGGCGTTTGATCAATTTTTCTTTTTTCCTGGTAATCATGATTTATATTACAAAGACAAGCGGGACATCCACTCTGTGGAATTTGGCAAGTATATCCCTGGTATTACCATTGTACATTATCCAATCACGGAAGGTAACGTAACACTTTGTCCGTGGTTAGTTGGAGAAGAATGGAAAGCTATTGGCAAAAAGCCTGCAAAATATATCTTTGGACACTTTGAACTTCCGCACTTCTACATGAATGCTATGGTGCAGATGCCGGATCATGGAGAAATACAATTAGATTCCTTTGAAGGATATGAGATGGGCTTTAGTGGGCACTTTCATAAACGTCAAAGCAGAAAGAATATGCATTATATCGGTAATGCGTTCCCACACAATTATGCAGATGCATGGGACGATGACCGTGGAATGATGATTCTAGAATGGGGCAAAGAGCCTGTTTACCATGCTTGGCCCGGTCAACCCACGTTCCGCACAGTAACACTAAGTCGTTTAATCGATGAAGCGGACACATTAATTTTGCCCAAACAACATCTGCGTGTTACACTAGACATTGACATTACGTATGAAGAAGCAAGTTTCATTAAAGAAAACTTTATGTCGCAGTATGACATTAGAGAACTTACTTTGATTACAGAAAAGAAACAAGTAGAAATTAATACTGACATAGACGTTCAGAGTTTTGAAAGCGTTGATCAGATTGTTAGCAATCAACTTGTTAGCATTGAAAGCGATACTTACGACAAGACTAAACTCTTGGCGATTTATAATAGCCTATGATTAAATTAAAAGAACTTACAGTAAAAAACTTTATGAGCGTGGGTAATCAAACCCAAGCCGTAGATTTTAGCAAGGAAAACTTAACGCTAGTGCTAGGTGAAAACTTGGATCAAGGCGGCGACGATTCTGGTTCTAGAAACGGAACAGGTAAGACTACGATTGTTAATGCATTAAGTTTTGCATTGTTTGGTAACGCACTTACAAACATTAAAAAAGATAACTTGATTAACAAAATCAACAATAAGAACATGTTGGTTACATTATCTTTTACAAAAGACGGTACAGACTATCGTATCGAGCGTGGGCGTAAACCTAACGTCATGAAGTTTTACGTTAATGATGAAGAGCAGTTAGAAGAAACAGACGATAGTCAAGGCGATATGCGAGAAACGCAGAAAGATATCGACTCTTTGCTAGATATGTCGCACGATATGTTTAAAAATATTGTTGCACTAAACACATACACAGAGCCGTTCCTTAGTATGCGGGCTAATGACCAACGTGTGATTATCGAGCAGTTGCTTGGTATTACTATTTTGTCTGAAAAAGCAGAAAACTTAAAAGAACTAATTCGTCAAACTAAGGATTCTATCATGCAAGAATCCGCTAGTATCGAAGCATCTAAGAAGTCTAACGAAAAAATTCAACAAAGTATAGATGCTCTACTAACAAGGCAAAGTGCATGGAATAAGCAAAAAGAGCAAGATTTAGAAAAAATTGCTCGTGCTATTGTAGAACTTGAAAATGTAGATATCGAAGAAGAGCTTGAAAAGCATGCCGCGCTGAAGGCGTATGACGACAAGGCAGCGAAGCTGAAAAGCCTGAATAAGGAACGTGCAACGCTAGAGGCAGCTACCGCGCAAGCGGAAAAAGCGGTGAAAAAATACGCCGCGGAATTGGCTAGCCTCTCAAATAAGGTATGTCACGCTTGTGAACAAGAGTTGCATGACCATAAACACGGAGAGCTAACAACAAAAGCGCAAAAGCATTTGGAAGAAGCCGAAGCGTATGCTGATAAAATTCAAAAAGACTTGAAGAAAGTTGCCGACGAAATCACCGAAATAGGCGAAATTAACGGGCGTCCTAACACATACTATGACACAGTTGAAGAAGCGTTAAAACATCAGAATAATTTAAAAACATTAGAAAATCAATTGACTGTTCGTGCCGGGGAAATAGATCCGTACCAAGAACAAATTGACGAATTAACAGACACAGCACTACAAGAAATCACTTGGGACAAAGTCAATGAGCTTAATACACTAAAAGAACATCAAGAGTTCTTGCTAAAATTGTTAACAAGTAAAGACAGTTTCATTCGTAAGAAGATTATAGATCAGAACCTAGCATACTTGAATAATAGACTAACGTACTACTTGGACAAGATGGGCTTACCGCATACTGTGGTATTCCAAAATGACCTTAATGTTGAAATTACCCAGCTGGGTCAAGACTTAGACTTTGACAATCTAAGTCGTGGGGAACGAAATAGACTTATACTTGGACTATCCTGGGCATTTAGAGATGTGTGGGAAAGTTTATATCAGCAAATTAATTTGCTATTCATTGATGAGCTCATTGACAATGGCTTAGATGCATCCGGTGTTGAAAACGCACTGGCTGTACTAAAGAAAATTGCTCGTGAACGTAAGAAAAATGTATTCTTGATTTCACATAAGGATGAATTAGTGGGTCGTGTTAACAACGTTCTTAAGGTTATTAAGGAAAACGGCTTTACTAGTTATGCAAATGATTTAGAGGTAACAGAATGACCGTAGGTTTTACTTGCTCTACATTCGATTTGTTTCACGCAGGGCATATTATCATGCTCAAGGAAGCAAAGCAACAATGCGATTACCTAATTGTAGGGTTACAAACTGATCCTACACTGGATCGTCCTGAGAAAAACAAGCCTGTTCAAAGCATTTTTGAACGTTATGTTCAGCTACAGGCTTGCAAATATGTAGATGAAATTGTAGTATATGCTACAGAAAAAGACTTAGTAGACATATTGTTGTCTTATCCTATCAATATTAGAATACTGGGCGACGAATACGAACATAGAGAATTTACAGGCCGTGCAGAATGCATTAACAAAGGCATCAAATTTTATTTTAACAAAAGAGAACATACATTTTCTACTACAGAATTACGTCAACGTGTAGTTGATGCTGAAGCAGAAAAGTTTTTAAGATGAGCAAACACGTTGAACCGTCGCCATACCAAAATGAGGAATCGCATGAGCAACTCATGGCAGCGTTTCGCGAATATTTTAAGGCAAATCAAGATTGGCAAGCTAAAGGCACACGCAGGGCAGGCGAACAAATGCGCTACTGGCTGGCTCAAATTCGTATAATAGCCAAAGAGCGTCGTATGCATGTGCAACAATATCGTGTATGGCTAGATAAAGACAAGGCTCAAAAGAAAGGGAAGGATGCGGACCATAGTGATACATAATGCATGTCATGGTATTATGAAAATCAACTAGTAGAAACGCTCCCAGAAGACTGTATAGGCTTCGTTTACATCATTACAAATCTCACTAATCAGCGCAAATATATAGGCAAGAAACTAGCTAAATTTTCCAAGACAACATACAGAGTACAAAAACTTAAAAACGGTAACAAAAAGAAAAAGAAAATACGCACAAAAGTTGATTCTGACTGGCGAGAATATTATGGATCGTCTCCGGAATTGACCAAAGACGTAGAACTCTTAGGCGCTGAAAACTTCCACAGAGAAATTTTATACTATTGCAAATCAAAAGCTGAATGTAGTTACATAGAGGCACGTGAGCAATTTAGTCGTCGTGTATTAGAATCAGACGATTACTACAACGGACACATACAAGTTCGTGTGCATGGCTCACACATCAAAGGCAAATTAATGGGTTAAACGGCTAGCGCAGGCCAATTTCGTGCGCCCTAATCTCTGGTGATGTCGCAGAGTACGGAAGTCTTTACGCCCAAATAAGCACTCAGCAACTATCCTTAACAGGACGATGATCGGATACGCCTATTGAACCGGTTTTGCTGTTTAGAATGTAGGAAAGGCTAAATGAGGGTTAATAACCCACGGCTGTATTTGTGATAGCGTACATTTACAGACCCGCCGTCGTGATAAGACGTGGCTCGAGGTACCGGACGACCGCCTCTGCAATGCCATAACGCTGTGTGACATTTGTGCAACTCAGATAATGTCCAATTCTTAGCCCGCTAGGGCTAAGTGTGACTGAACAATCTAGATAATATCTTAACGCTTCGCGTTATATTGTTGTTAATTACTTCCTGATAAAAGTTCGAGCGAAAGCGAAGAACAGATGAACTACGTTCATCTTTAAATGCAATAAATACATCTATGAAAGTTCAAGAAATCATCACGGAAGCTAGTCCTAAAAGCAAAGCTCTAGGAGCATTATGGGATCCTGTAAGCAGAGGATTGGGTAAATTCTTTAATACAGAGCGAGAACAATTAGTTAAGGTTCTTGCTGATCGTATGGCAGAAAAAGGCAAATGGGTTGGTAATGCAACACCTATGGAAGCATATGGTATTGCTAAGAATCTTGGACCAAAAGCTAGAGAATTAGTTAGAAAAGATCCCGACATTCTTAAAGATGCTGCCAAAGAAGCTAACAAAGTAAGAGCTACTAGTGGATTAGACAAAGCAGGTCGAGCAGCCTCTACAGCATTAAAAGGAACTTGGAAAGGAGTCAAATCGATTCCGGAAGCTTCTGCCAAAATTGTTAGTTTTACAGGTAATGCTGCCTTTGCAGAAGCTGTTCTTGAACCAGTTTATTACTATTACAAAGTAATGGAAGTAGCGGATCAATATTTAGAAGCAGGTGAAATACCAGAAGGCTACAAACAATACAAAACAGTTGAAGAATGGTATAAGGCATACCGCGAAAAAGAATTAACCGCAGTCATAAGCAAAGTGGCTATAATTTTTACTGGCGGCAAATTGGCTAAAACACTAGTTGGTATTCCTGCAACTGGTTTAGGAAAGTTTTTTAGTTGGGTTGGATTAAAAAGTTCAGGTGCTATGATAGCATCTCTAGGTCCAGCAGCCGGCGGAACTGCTGCTCAAGTATTAAAAGATTCAGATATAGCAAATGGATTTGCTAAAATGATGATTAGTAACCCGTTAGGGATTCCATTAACTGGAATCATCGGAGGAGCTACTGCATCTGCATTGGACAGCACCATAGGCAAAGCAATTTCTGCTATTGGGTCTGCTGGAGTTGCAGTTGCAGACGCTGGAATAGGCGCTGTAAATGCTGTTAAAGGCGATAAAAAAGAACCTGAAACTGCTACAGCCACAGCACCAACTGGCGGATCTCAAAGTACAAAACCAGCAACAGGCACTGCTGATGCAGGATCAAAAACAGATAGAGATGCTACAAGTACACCTGCTCCTGCTAAACCTGCTGGTGATGCTCCAAATGTAACACCTGGTGGCGTCACTCTTGCTCCGGGACACAGTCCTATTAACAAATGGATTGATGTTGGGTCGGGATTTGTAAAAGATCCTAAGACAGGACAAATTGCAAACCGTTACATGTTAGGTTTACAATAACGGCATCTGCGCTACTTTTGTAGCTTCAATGTTTTCTTTGATAATAGCATAGGCGGCTTCTCTATCTTCAAAAGAATAGATATGCAGTAATTCATTTACTGATACGCCGCCCCTCATATACCAACTTATTCTAAACAATTCCTGTTTAAAGTTTTTAATTTCTTCTTCTAGCCCAACCAGTTTTTCTTGAATACTAGAGGCTGATAAACCAATCAGGCTTAGTCGAAAAAATTTGATTGATCTAGATCTAGCGAAATGTTGTTATCGGCACCGCAGTTCTGACACTTTGTTGGAAATGTTGGCATTGCCCACTTAATTTGATTTTTATCAATCTGTGCTTTAATTGTGTCAAAAATAGTCTTATCGCAGTTTCTCAACCATTCTGCAATATACTCTTGTTCGGTAACAACAGTATTTCCTGTTTGCACACTATCAACACTTGCAATATAAATTTCAGTTTGAATTTCGCTTAATTCTTTAAAGATTTCGTTGATAATTTTTTGCTGTTGGTCTTTATCTTCGATGAAATCAGTTTGCGTTAGCTTTTGTTGTAGCTTAAAGTTCTTAATTTTAAACTCACTACTTTGTTTGTAGTTAAGCGGACGAATTTTAATTGTTAAATCTTGTGTTTCAATAGTGTTTTCAAACGTACAATTTGTATAGTGCTCGATTAGTCTAGACAAATCTAATGAATATTCGTTTTGTGTATTGCACTTTGGACATGTGTGATTAACATCAACGGCGTTTCCATAAGTTGCAATGCGAATAGCGGTTAAAATTAAATCGCTATCTAACATGCTAACGTCCCATGCATCGACAATGTTTGGGCAACAGCTTTGCATAACTTTAACAGTACTTTCACCAGTTAACAAAGAGTCAGGTGTTTTAAGAATAATTTCGTCCATACCAGTCATACCAAAGATTGGCATTTTAGAAACATCACCAGTTAGCACTCCAGGTTTGTTATAAACACCTTGACTAGGCAGTCCAATGTAAATTTTTGGCTGTCTAAAGTGTTGTTGTAAGGGATTAAGTGCCATTATTATCTCCAGATAAATATTATACCGTGTATTTATATACGCATATTTCCCAGGATTTTTAAATGGCTGACTTATCAAAATCGGATGTCCAAGATGCAATGGAGGCTGCTCTTAGAAGCGCCGGAGGCAACAGCGCACCTAAAACGGCGGCTGCGGCACCTACCGTTTCTGACGGCGGCTTGGTTGAAACTTTTAAAAGAATAGCAGGTGAGGGTGTAGGCGTTTATACAGCCTTTAGGAATATTAATCAGTATAGTGGTTATGCCGCAAACGGATTAACATCATTGGCAGAAAAACTACCTGTTGGTGGTGATACACTAAAAGGATTTGTAGCTTCTGCTGAAGCCGCTAGACAACAAAACTTAAAGAATGCTGCCGTTGGTATTGGCGGAAATGCGCTATTTGAATACGATGCTAAAGTTGGTCGTTTAGGTATGAACCAAGACCAGTATCGCGAAATGCTACTGCGTTCTGGTGTTGCATTAAACGGAATTGGAATGACTGCTGAACAAGGTTCAGCAAGATTATTAAAGTTAGGTGATTCAGTTCAACAAGCAGGCAATGCAGGTTACGATTTAGTTAAAGCAGGCCGAATGGGCCAAGAAGAACTTTCTAAGATTACTGTAATGAGTCAATATGGCTCTAGAGCAAACTTAGACGACATTAATCAGAGACAACGTGCGGCACAAGCCGCTGGCTTATTGGCTGCTGAGATTGACAAGCAGTCAGCAATAACTGGTAAGAGCAGACAAGTTATTTCTCAAGAGTTAGAAGAAAGATTAAAGCAACCAGAAGTTTTAGCACAAATGCGTCAAATGACTGATGCACAACGTGAGTCATTTATTAGAGGACAAGCGGCAATCACTGGTTTAGGTAAAGATGCAGGCGATTTAGGAGCAGTACTTGCTCGCGGTGGTAGGTTAACTGAAGATAATCAAAAGCAATTAATGGCTATGGGTCCTGCCGCAGGCGAGTTCCAACGTGCTATGCGAATGACTGCATTAGCTCAAACAGATGATCAAAAACGACAAGCGGCTGAAGCAGTTGAAAGAGCTAAAGCACAAGTAACAGCGTTCCAATCTAGTCAGCAGTTTGCTAACATGATGAGTAATGCCACTCCTGAGTTAGCAAGATTCTATAGATCACAATATGAACAAAACGTTTTAAGAGATAGGCAAGCAGCCGCCGCAAGAGAAACAGGTGGTACAGTATTACAAGGTGCTAGAACACAAGAGCAAGCAGTTGGAGAAGCTGCCGGTGGTTTAAGACGTGACGAAGCTGGAAAAGTAGTTGCAGATGAACGTCAACGCTTATCTAGAGAAGTTGCGGATGCAGAACTAAAAGGAGCATCGGCGGCAAATGCAATGCGTCAAGAAATTGCTAATTTGAATACAGAGTTTGGCCGCAGTCCAAAAGTTATTGAAGGTTTTAGAAATGTATCTAATACAGTTTACGGACCTGGCGGTACAGTTGAGCAAAGTCAAGAAAGAGTTAGACAATTTGGTAAAGACGTTGTAAACTTGTTAGGTGGTAATTTAAAACCAGCTGCCACCGGCCCAGAAACAGGACCAGGTAGTCCAGGTGTTCCACTACCTCCTCCTAAGAAACGTGCCGGTGGAGGTGAAGTTGAAGCTGGAGAAATGTCTATAGTTGGTGACGGCGGCCCAGAACTAATTAAAGGTCCAGCTAGTGTTACAAGTGTTAGTGAAACAGCAAACATATTAAAAAATGCTGTGAAAGATGCAATGCCGGATAGTGCAGGTGTTGATATTGGTGCAATTAGTGATAAAATTAATACTACAATTAGTGCAGTTGCTCCTAAATCAGAAGTTGAAGCACCAACATCAAACTTTAGATCTAGAAACGAAGAATTAAAACGTCAAGCAGAAGAAGCAATTAGAATTATTAATGAAAGCGGGCAACAACAAATAGACGCTAATATTAGATTAACTAAATTTGGTTCTTTAAGAATGACTGAATATTTTGACGAGCAACAAACAAATATGCAGTCGTTAGGACAAATTAGTACAGAGGAACGTATAGCAGAGTTAGTAGCACAAGCAAACAGAATTAAAGCACAACAAACTATAGTAGGAGAACAAAAAACTGCTATTGAATTAGATCAAATTGCCAATGAGGCTACTTTAAATTCAACAAGACAACAGGCTATTGAGGATGCTTATTCTGCAATGAGTGACATGAGTCCTGAAGCAATGTTTGCTGAGTTGCCAACTGCACTTAATAACAGTTTAAGTGAAGTTAAAACATCATTTGATGAATTTGGAAACGAAATTGCTATATCGTTACCAGAACCAAAAGCAGTTGAAGAAGTAAAGTCTACGACTGTTGCAGAATCAACTAGGCCTGTATCTTCAGAAGTCCCAGAATCAAAAGTTACTGGAATTTTTGATTCACTAAAAACTAAATTTACAAGTGTATTTGAAAATATCAAGCTACCAGATGCATTTAACACAGCAAAAATAGCAGAGCCAGTTAGGACAATAGTTCCTCCACCACAACCAAAAGCACCACCTCCACCACCTGCTCCTAAAGTAGAAGAACCAAAACCAGCTCCAAGAGCAGAGCCAGTGAGAGCAACTACTCTAGACGACTTGGCCAAACTGTTAGAACAGTTAAATACTACTATGGCACAAGTTGCCTCTCATTCAGAGAATATAAGTGAAGCTAGTTCTAAAACTGCCAAAATGTCAGCAAGAGCCACTGGTAATAAGAATCTAGCTTAAAGGATAATTAGATGACTTGGAAAAAGTATTTTTCTCCGGCACCAGTTGATGGCCAAGTAAGTTCATTGTCTAACTACAATGGTGGATCGAAACCGGGCCCGGCTAGAACAAACTATTCTAGTTATTTGCCAGACGTATACTCAGGTAGTCCAAATCGTGTTGATAGATACATGCAATATGAAGTGATGGACAGTGATCCTGAAGTTAATGCGGCATTAGATATTTTAGCAGAATTTTGCACGCAAAAGACAAAGGACGGGAAGATACCTTTTACAGTTAAGTGGCGTAGCAAAGCAACTAACATTGAAGTACGTGTGTTAGGTGAATATTTACAACAATGGTGCAAACTACAAAAGTTTGAAACACGTATATTCCGTATTTTACGAAATGTTTTCAAGTACGGTGATGCTTTCTTCATACGCGATCCCGAAACGCAAAAATGGAACTATATTGATCCGTCACAACTGATTAAAATTATTGTTAACGAAAGCGAAGGCAAAAAACCTGAGCAGTATATAGTTAAAGATTTGGCACCAAATTTTATGAATTTAGTGTCAACACAAATTACCTCTAATATAAATCCAAAGAATAATGCTGGTGGAATGATACCAAGTAGTGGTTATTTCCAACCAAGCTCTGTTGCAGGAAGAGGTTCTGGTTTAGCTGGAGGAAGTTCTGGCAATAATCGCTTTGGAATGCAACAAACAGAACATGCTATCGATGCAGAACATGTCGTTCATTTGAGTTTATCTGAAGGTTTAGATAATAACTTTCCATTCGGAAATAGCTTACTAGAAAACATTTTTAAAGTTTATAAGCAAAAAGAATTACTTGAAGATGCTATTCTAATATATCGTATTCAACGTGCTCCAGAGCGTAGAGTATTCCACATTGACGTTGGTAATATGCCAAGCCATATGGCTATGGCATTTGTTGAACGTGTTAAAAACGAAATACACCAACGACGTATCCCAAGTCAAACTGGAGGCGGACAGAATGTTATTGATTCAGCATATAACCCATTATCTATTAATGAAGACTATTTCTTCCCTAAAACTGCCGACGGAAAAGGTTCAGATGTTACGATGCTCGAAGGCGGCAAAAATATTGGCGAGATTGACGATTTAAAGTATTTTACTAACAAACTATTCCGTGGTTTGCGTATACCAAGTAGTTACTTACCAACTGGACAAGACGATAGTCAATCTAATTTTAACGATGGTAGAGTCGGTACTGCATACATTCAAGAATTACGTTTTAACAAATATTGCGAGCGTTTACAAAGTCTTGTATCTGAGATATTTGACGAAGAATTTAAAATGTATATGCATAGTAAGGGCATGAACATTGATCCTCACTTGTTTGAATTGCAGTTTAACCCGCCAATGAACTTTGCTTCGAGTCGTCAAGCGGCTATTGATGCAGAGCGTATTAATACATTTAATACTATTCAAGCTATTCCATTCATGTCAAAACGTTTTGCATTAAAGCGTTTCTTAAGTTTGACAGAAGAAGAAGTTGCAGAAAACGAACGTTTATGGGCCGAAGAAAATGGAAAGGGCGTACCAACAAGTACAGACGCTGCTGGAGAATTGCGTAGTGCAGGTTTAAGTGCAAGCGGTATTGAAGGTGACTTAGGTATGGCAGGTGATTTAGATGCACCGGAAGATATGACACCTGCACCAGAAGAAGGTGGCACACCTCCGCCTGTTGCAGGCCAACCAGGCGCAACTCCTGCACCAACTGCATAAATATAATCATGTTATTAAGAGAAATGTTTTATATTGACCCCGACACTCGCCAAGTAGCGAATGACCTTCGCTATGAGCCTAAACGCGATACCGGACAACTGCATAGAACAGATACTCGTAAAACGAGATTAACTTTAAAACAATTGAACGAATTAAGAAAAAGTAGTGAAGCACACATATTAGAGCAGGAGAATGAGTTAGAATTTATTAACTCGATGTACGCAACTCCTCCTGCGCCAGCACAATAATTTGAAAATAGGTCAAAAATCGCCTATTTTTAAGGTATATCTACCCACTTTTATAATTAAAGTGTAAATATAATACAGCCTTGTAATCTAATCACAGGAGAATAAAACATGACTGACCGCGCTCAATTTGAAGCAATGCTTGAAGCTTTGATCAATGAGGATCATGAACAAGCTAAGGAGATTTTCCACAATATCGTAGTAGCAAAATCTCGTCAAATCTACGAAGAATTATTAGAATCAGACTTCAGCGAATCTGAAGAAGAAGAAGAAGGTATAGAAGAAGATTCTGAAGAAGAGTCTACACCAGAAGCTGTTGACCAAGGTAACCCATACGGCGGAAGCGACGACGAAGAAGACGCTGACGACGAAGAAGGTGATGAAGAAGGCGACGACGAAGAAGGCGACGACGAAGAAGGCGAAGGTGATGACCTCGACTTTGGCGACGACGAAGAAGGTGCAGACGGCGACATTGAAGATCGCGTAATGGACTTAGAAGACGCTTTAGAAGACCTAAAAGCAGAATTTGAACAACTATTAGCTAGCGAAGAAGGTGAAGACGACATGGGCGGTATGGACGACATGGGCGGTATGGACGACATGGGCGGCGATGAGCTAGAACTAGAAGATCCAGCAATGATGATGGAATACGTTAACAAAGTTGGCGGAAGCACATATAACACCTTTGGTAAAATGGGCGACAACGGACAAAATACTAAGTCTGTAGTTGCTGGTAAGAATGACATGGGCGGAACAGCATCTAACATCGCACAAAGCGGTGCAGAAAAAGGTGTTGAAGCTAACAAAGGCCAATTAAAAGGCAACGGTGTGTTCAAAGGCAGCAAGCCACAGTTACAAGATGGTGGAAACATCAACGTTCCTGGCGGAAAAGCAGGCAATGCTTTTAGCAAAAAAGAACCAGGACATGGCGCTGAAAAGAAAGGCACCGGTGAAAAAGCTGATAATAAGAAATCTATTATCGGTGGAAAATAATTAACAGAGACTAGAAAACTATGTCTTTATACCTCCGAGAGAATCTCAGTTTCAACGAAGCAAAAATGGTCGTTGAATCTGATGACAAAGAAGGGAAAAACTTGTACATGTCCGGGATTTGTATCCAGGGCGGTATCAGAAACGCTAACCAGCGTGTTTACCCTGTTGCAGAGATTGGCAAGGCTGTCAAAACCCTTAACGATCAGATTCAAAACGGCTATTCAGTTCTCGGAGAAGTAGATCATCCAGATGATCTAAAAATTAACCTGGACCGTGTAAGCCATATGATTGTTAATATGTGGATGGACGGTCCTAACGGTTATGGCAAACTTAAAATTTTGCCAACCCCAATGGGACAATTGATTAAAACTATGTTAGAGTCAGGCGTCAAATTGGGAGTCAGTTCACGCGGATCCGGAAACGTCAAAGATGACGGTTCCGGTGAAGTTTCAGATTTTGAGATTATCACAGTAGATATGGTAGCT